CGATACAGTCCGGCTTTTTTCTGTCGACGGCACGGCATTCGGCGTGGGGGAGGTAATGCGCTTCCACAGTCACAGCATTCCTCATTCTGAAGCCGAAATACTTGCCGCCAACGGTAATGAATCAAAACTGGCAGCAAAAAGCATCTGGTGGCAGGGTCTGGAATATAAGGCCTGGCCGTGCGAGATTGAGGGAATAGAAAAATCGACGGGTGGCGAAAGTGCGCAGCCTGTCCTTCGTGTTGCCAACCTTGATGGTTCTATCACGGCGCTGTGCCTTGCGTATGACGACATGCTGCAGGCGAAGGTCTCGATCCATGACACGCTGGCGCAATACCTTGACGCACGTAACTTTCCCGGAGGAAACCCGACCGCAGATGCCACGCAGGAAAAACTGCAGGTCTGGTATATCGACGCGAAAACCTCTGAAACTAACGAAGTGGTGGAGTTTGCGTTATCCAGCCCGATGGATTTGCAGGGGCTGATGATCCCGACGCGCCAGCTTCACTCCCTCTGCACCTGGTGTATCCGTAACAAATACCGTACCGGTGATGGCTGTGATTACGCCGGGACGCGCTATTTCGACAAAAACAACAATCCCGTGGATGACCCGTCCCGCGATGAATGCAACGGCACGCTGACCGCCTGCAAACTGCGGTTCGGTGAAGGTAACGAGCTGCCGTTTGGTGGTTTTCCTGGTACATCCATCATTCGGAGCTGATATGCGTAAAAAAACCATCGCGGCCATCATGTCCCACACCGAAGCGGAATATCCGCGTGAGTGCTGCGGGGTGGTGGCGCAGAAAAGCAGGGTGGAGAAGTATTTCCCGTGCCGTAACCTCGCTACCGATCCGACAGAACACTTTCACCTGTCGCCGGAGGATTACGCCACGGCGGAAGAATGGGGCACGGTCACCGCCATCGTACACAGTCATCCGGATGCCACCACGCAGCCGAGTGAACTGGATAAGGCGCAGTGTGATGTGACGGCGCTGCCCTGGCATATTGTCAGCTGGCCGGAAGGAGACCTACGCACCATTATGCCGCGTGGCGAAATTCCACTGCTGGAACGTCCATTTGTGCTGGGCGTTTACGACTGCTGGGGTCTGGTGATGAGTTACTACCGTCAGACGTACGGCATCGAGCTGACTGATTACCGGGTGGATTATCCCTGGTGGGAGGATCAGTACCCGGATAATCTTTACCAGGATAACTGGTACGAATGCGGGTTCCGCGAATTTACCGGCGCGCCGCGGCCGGGCGACGTGGTGATCATGCAGGTGCAGTCGAATAAGTGGAATCACGCCGGAGTATTGCTGGAAGGGAATATGCTGCTGCATCACCTTTACGGTCACCTCAGTCAGCGGGTACCGTACGGCGGCTACTGGTTAGACAGGACGATGAAAGTTTTAAGGCATAAATGTAAATTCATGTAATTCAAAGTTTGATGTGCCTCATGCTTGGTAGTTTAGCTTCGCCCTGTTATGATTATTTTATTTAGAATAATCAGAGGGTAAAATGGAATTTATTATATTATCAATGTTGCTTGGCTTGATTCCAGCTGCGATCGCTAAAAGTAAAGGGCGTTCCTTTATTGGGTGGTGGATATATGGTGCGACGCTATTTATCGTTGCTATAATCCATGCGGTGCTAATTAAGCCTGACAGCATAAAAATTGAATCGCGGAATGTTAGTGATAATAGTTTAAAGAAATGTCCTTATTGCGCTGAGTATATAAAATATGAAGCCATTAAATGTAAGCATTGTGGTAGTGATTTAGAAAATGACGTAAATTTAGATTCGTCGGATATGGATGATAAATGGCTACCAAGTATTTATTTTAAACGTGAGGCAGGAACGTTCACCCTTGACAAGCTTGCTGTTGAAGAGTTGGTTAAGAAAATTAAAAGTGAAAGGGCTGCGGTGTCAGAGCTTATAAGCCATGGCGCATCAGTTGAACTTCCAAAAGAACAACTTAAGCAAAAGTATCAAGTTAAAATAGATCGGCTAATTGCAGGGCTTCCTCTGGAAATCAGGCCGAAGTTTATTGAGCATTATGATTCACTTTTATAATAGCCAAACAACTTAAGGCCCCTTATATGGGGCTTTTTTATGGGGGTATATTATGCTGGAAATAACAACAAGGATTGAGTTGGGCGGGGTTCTTGGCAAGCAATTTGGTAAAACGCACTATCGTTTAATTAGCACTATTCATGAAGCCCCACGAGCTCTGGGCGCTACGATTAAGGGCTTTGAACAATTTATGATTTCAAGTCACCGACGCGGGCTAACTTTTGCAGTATTTCGTGGAAAAAAGAATATCGGTGTAGATGACCTCGGTTTTCCGGTTACTGAAGAAATTATCCGTATTGTTCCTGTTATTCTTGGCAGTAAAAAGGCAGGAGTGCTGCAAACAATATTTGGTGCTGTGCTGGTGGCAATATCAATCTGGATGCCCGGCATCGGGATTGCTGCAAGTAACTTGATGTTTGCGGCTGGCGCAGCAATGACTATCGGTGGCGTGACACAGATGCTGTCTCCCCAGCCAGGAGGTCTCTCGAGCAAACAGGATGCCGATAACCGTGCATCCTATGCATTTGGCAGCGTAACCAATACAGCATCTCAGGGGTACCCGGTCCCGATTGGATACGGAAAACGTCGTATTGGCGGCGCGATTATTTCCGCCGGAATTTACGTCGAAGATCAACAATAACCCTCCTGATTATTTCCTCACAGTCACCGCCGCCTGGCGGTTTTTTTATGGGCGCAACATGGCAGAACTTATCAAAGGGCGCAAAGGCGGCGGCTCAAAACAGCGCACGCCCACAGAACAACCGGATGATCTCCAGTCGGTGGCAAAAGCGAAAATCCTTATCGCCCTGGGCGAGGGGGAGTTTGCTGGTGGGCTGACAGGGCGAAATATTTTTCTGGATGGTACCCCGATTGAAAACCCGGACGGCTCCCGGAACTTTTCCGGCGTCGCCTGGGATTTCCGACCGGGTAATCAGGCTCAGCCCTATATTCAGGGCATGCCCGGATCAGAAAACGAAATCAGTATCGGCACGGAGGTATCCAGTGCCACCGCCTGGACGCGCACGTTTACCAACACGCAGTTATCTGCCGTTCGCCTGCGTATCAAGTGGCCGTCACTTTACCAGCAGCTGGATAACGGGGATCTGGTGGGCAATTCGGTTGCCTATGCAGTTGACCTGCAGACGAATGGTGGGGCGTGGCAGACTGTTATCAGTACGGCTGTAACCGGAAAAACCACCACGGGTTACGAGCGCAGTCACCGTATTGACCTGCCGCGTGGGGGCAGCACCTGGACATTGCGGCTTCGCAAACTGACGCCGGATGCCAACAGCGCAAAAACTGGCGACACCATGACGCTGCAGAGTTACACGGAAGTGATCGACGCCAAGCTGCGTTACCCGAACACCGCGCTGCTGTACATCGAATTTGACTCCAGCCAGTTCAACGGCAGCATACCGCAGATTTCCTGTGAACCGGCGATGCGCGTGATCCGCGTGCCTGATAATTATGATCCACTGACACGCGCCTATAACGGCACCTGGACGGGCGGGTTTAAATGGGCCTGGACAGATAACCCGGCGTGGATTTTTTACGATATCGTGGTCGCCGACCGCTTTGGCCTGGGCCACCGGCTGACGGCGGCCAATATCGATAAGTGGACGCTGTACCAGGTGGCACAGTACTGCGATCAACTGGTACCGGACGGAAAGGGCGGAAATGGCCTGGAGCCACGTTATACCTGTAACGTCTATGTGCAGGACCGTAACGAGGCATATACCGTGCTGCGGGACTTTGCGGCTATCTTTCGGGGCATGACCTACTGGGGCGGCAACCAGATCGTGGCGCTGGCAGACATGCCACGCGATATCGATTACAGCTACACCCGCGCCAGCGTCGTAAACGGTGAATTCGTTTACTCGAGCAGCACGACCAAAACCCGTTACACCACAGCGCTGGTCTCTTATTCCGACCCGGCTAACGGTTACGCTGACGCCATGGAGCCGGTGTTTGAACAGCCACTGGTCGCACGCTACGGGTTCAACCAGCTTGAGATGACCGCGATTGGTTGCACCCGGCAGAGTGAAGCAAACCGCAAGGGACGCTGGGGTATTCTGACCAACAACAAGGACCGTATTGTCACGTTCTCCGTAGGGCTGGACGGTAATATCCCGCAGCCCGGCTATATCATTGCTGTCGCAGACGAAATGCTGTCCGGTAAAGTCACCGGCGGCCGCATCAGTTCGGTTAACGGGCGCGTGATCAACCTCGACCGCGTGCCTGATGCAAAGCCGGGCGATCGCCTTATTCTCAATCTTCCTTCCGGCGCGTCACAGGCCAGAACAATCCAGGCGATCAACGGTCAGGCCGTTACGGTCAGTATCGCTTACGGGGAAATACCGCAGGCGGAAAGCGTCTGGGTAGTGGAGTCTGATGAGCTGTATGCCCAGCAGTACCGGGTGGTGAGTGTCAGCGACAATAACGACGGCACGTTTACCATCTCAGGCGCGTTTCACGATCCGGATAAGTATGCCCGCATCGATACCGGCGCCATCATTGACCAGCGTCCGGTAAGCGTGATCCCGCCGGGCAGCCAGTTTGCGCCGGAAAACATCACCATAGGCTCTTACTCCGTGGTGAATCAGGGCATCAGCATTGAAACGATGCGCGCCAGCTGGAACCCCGCTCCGAACGCGATCGCGTATGAAGCGCAGTGGCGCCGCAACGACGGGAACTGGGTGAACGTGCCGCGCAGCTCAACCACGTCATTCGAGGTACCGGGCATTTACGCTGGCCGCTATCTGGTACGCGTCCGCGCCATCAACGCGGCGGAGATTTCCAGTGGCTGGGGATATTCTCAGGAGAAAGCGCTGACGGGTAAAGTGGGTAACCCGCCAAAGCCGATTAATTTCGCGGCCACCGGCATTAACTGGGGCATTCGCCTCACCTGGGCTTTTCCGCCCAACACGGAAGACACGCTGAAAACGGAAATTCAGTACACGCCGCGTGATGACCACGCCGATCCGCTTTTGCTGTCGGATGTGCCATATCCACAAATGGATTACACCCAGCTTGGTTTACGGGCGGGCCAGATTTTCTGGTACCGCGCTCAGCTGGTCGACAAAACGGGTAATGAATCAGGCTGGACCGACTGGATCAGGGGCATGGCTAACGACCAGGCTGCCGATTACCTGGAGGATATAGCCAAAGACCTGCTGACGTCAGAGGACGGGAAGCGCCTGACAGAGCAGATTGATTTCACCCTGGCAGGACAGATGCAACTGACACTGGCGCAGGTGGAAGGCGCGCAGATCCAGTATGAACAGGTGGGACTGGCGCGTGCTGAAATTTCTCAGGCCAGGATTACCATTGCCGATAACGAACGGGCTTTTGCACAGTACCAGGAGCTTGTGGCTGTTCAGTTTGGCGATGCTGCTGCGGAAATCAACGAGGTTAAAACCGCACAGGCAACGGCAGAGGAGGCTTTTGCCGAATATAAAACGACCGTCCAGGCCAGTTTTCAGAGTGTGGATTCGGCTATAGGCATTATTAACGGCAGTATCACCACGCTGTATAACGCCCAGGTCAACGCTAACCAGGCATTCGCGCAGTACCAGCAACAGGTAACTGCACAGTTTGGTCAACAGCAGGCCGCTATTAACGAGAAATACACAGCTTACGCGGATGTTGCCAGCGCCAATGCGGTTTACACCCTCCGTACGGGCGTGAAATACAACGGCAACTACTACGACGCCGGGTTATCAGTGGCGGTTATGGCGGATGGCTCAGGGGTAAAAACCCGCGTGGCGATTAATGCCGATCAGTTCGTGATGTTGTCGGGGCAGGGCGGCGTCATGTACTCGCCTTTTGCCATCGTTAACGGCCAGGTGTTTCTGAGCTCCGGGTTTATCCAGGACGGAACGATAACGAATGCCAAAATTGGCCAGTACATCCAGTCCAACACATGGGATGGTACCGGCAATGTGGGCTGGCACATTAACAAAAGCGGGTTTGCATGGTTCGCCGGCGTAACCGTCAGGGGAACCGTTTATGCCGAATCCGGGTCCTTCAGGGGCACGGTTTATGCGACTGATGGCGAGTTCAGAGGCACTGTCTACGCCAGCGGAGGCAAATTTACAGGGACAGTGGAAGCCAGCAGCTTTATCGGCGACGTGGCCAACGGCATGGTATTTGATGATGCGCCGAACGGTTATGTTCGGTCCTTCCAGTATGTTGACAGCGCAACATTCAACCTCGCAAAACAGGTGGTTGTAATGATGAACGTCAGGGTTCAGGGAGCCAACAGCGGCTCTGTCGGGGCGATTGCCACCATAACGATAAATGGTGTCTCAAGGTCGTTTAACTTTAGCACCCCCGGTTCCGGGGTATTTTCGGCAACGGTCATGCACAGCGTTCGCACCTCCGAACGGTTAATCAACGTGTCATGCGTTGTGAACGCAGATCAGCAACTGCCGGGCGCGGGAGCGTCGATATCCTCACCCACCATGCTCATCCTGCGTGGCTCCGGCTCATTCACGCAAATTACGTAAACCAGCCCGCTTCGGCGGGTTTTTTATTGCCTGTAATCAGGAGACATTATGTCCGCAGGAACTCTCAAACTTACTAATAACTCCACGGCGGTTGCTGGTACCAGTACGGTATTCACCACCGATTTAAAGCCGGGCGATTTCATCACTGCGACAATCGGCGGCGTGTTGTACACCCTGCCGGTTGATACTGTCACAAGTAATACAGCAGCCACGCTTGTCAGCCCGTTCACCGGCCCGACAACCACCGGCGCGGCGTGGGCTGCAGTACCGCGTAAAATAATGAATCAGGTTACCGCCGAACTGGTAAATCAGAGCAC